GTTGAGTTTAGCACCGTTGGTGATGAGCAGGTTGGTGAGTTTACTGGCGAACTGCAAGCTGATCCCAATGCTTTTTCTCTGGCTCAGAAGTTGATTTTGAATATGTATAAGATTCAACTTTTCTCTGGCAGTGAAAGTTTGGGCGGAGTGAGAGGAATGTTTGTTAAAGGACGTATGTTTTTAACTGTCCGTCATCTCCGCTTTTTACTTGAGAAATCAACTCACATTGTGCTCTCTAATGCTTCCAATCCTAGTGGTTTTAAGATCCCAGTTGATCAATTGAAATACCATGATATTGTTGGAGCTGATGGAGAGCTCAAGGACCAGATGCTCATTCAATGTCCGTCGATTGTGAGGCAACATGCTAATGTGCTTGACAGCTTCTCAGACAGTGCTGAATTGTGTAGATTTAAATACGCAAAGGCTTGCCTGTTGTCACCGGAAATTACTACGTGTTTGCTGCGTTATGGTCAAGTAGAAGCTGTGGACCAACCTTGGACATATAAAGGAGATCAGACCTATCATATTCGTGCTCATTATCAATATGCGATGGAAACAACTAAGGGTGATTGCGGATCTCCTTTGATTGTTATCGGAACTCAATATCAGAAGAAGATTCTTGGAATTCACGTAGCTGGTGCCACTGGAGTTGGAATGGCTAGTCCTGTGAATAGGAATGATCTCGTGAAGGTATTTAATGGAGTTCCCGATGTATGCCAAATTGGTATGGAGCCTGAACAATGGGTTGCTCATCTTGGTTATAAGGTTGAGGGCAACGAACTTGTGTGTAAGTTGCCTCGTCCTGAGGGTGATTTTACTCCCATTGGTAAGTCTTTGTATCCAATTATTGGCTCATCAAAGACTCAGTTAAGACCTTCTTTGATTCATGATGAGGTTGTTGAGCACTCCACAATTCCCTGCATTCTGGGACCTGTTTTTGTCGATGGACAAAGGATTGATCCCATGATGCAAGGTTTGAAGAAGTGCGCCGAACCATCTACAGCCTTAAATCAATCATATCTTATGGCTGCTGTCTCTGATGTGCGGATGAATTTCCCGGATGATGTGGAGAGACAAAGAGTTCTGAGTGACTATGAAATGGTTGCTGGTGTTGAGGGTGATGACTTCATGGTTGCTATAGCTCGTTCAACTTCACCCGGATATCCCTTTAGGAAAGAAGCCAAGGGGCCCGGAAAGACTGATTGGCTTGGTTCAGATGAAGAGTATACTCTCAGGCCCGACCTCAAGGAACTGATTGACAAGAGAATTGAGATGGCTAAGAATAATGAGAGGATGCCCACTATTTGGACCGATACCTTGAAGGATGAGCGAAGGCCTATTAAAAAGGTTATGTCCGGAAAAACGAGAGTCTTTTCGGCAGGACCTATGGATTATTGTTTGGCCTTTCGGAAGTACTTCTTAGGATTTGCCGGACATTGTGCTGCCAGACGGAACTTTAATGAAATCTCGGTTGGAACCAATGTTTACTCTCAAGATTGGGATGTCATTGCTAATATTCTCTCCTCGAAAGGGAAAAGAGTTATTGCTGGTGACTTTAGCAATTTTGATGGCACTTTGAATGCTGAGATTTTGTGGTCCATCTGTGATATCATCAACGATTGGTACAATGATGGGGAGGAGAACAAGAGAATTCGAAGAGTGCTCTGGTGTGAGATTGTG